CAAATTTCAATAGGATAAATTATGAGTACTGTTAAAGTAAACAAAATAACTCCTAGAACAAGTAACTCAATTCAACTAGGAGAATCAGGAGACACCCTAACTATTCCAGCAGGTGCTACATTACAAAACTGTGGTACAGCTACAGGTTTTGGTTTATCTTTTTGTACAACAACAAAAACTTCTCCTTTCACAGCAACAGCTGGAAAAGGTTTTTTTATTAATACAGGTTCAGCAGTTACGGTAACATTACCAGCATCACCTTCAGCAGGTGATGAATTAATCGTTGTTGATGCAACAGGTTGTGCAGCAACAAATAATATTACTTTAGGAAGAAACGGATCTAAAATTAAAGGTGCATGTAGAGATGCAAAATTAAACGTAGATAGAGGTGGATTAAGAATAGTTTATTCAGGTTCATCACAAGGTTGGGTTACAGCAACAGCAGGTAATGATGCGATAGCGGAAACATCATCCTTTATAACAGCTACTGGAGGAACCATAACTACAGTTTGTACAAATTATAAAGTTCACACATTTACATCAGATGGTACTTTTTGTGTTTCAGCAGGAGTAGGACCAAAAGCTGTCGTTTCCTACATGGTAGTCGCTGGTGGTGGAGGTGGTGGTGGGAGACATGCTGGTGGAGGTGGTGGTGGAGGTTACAGAGAAGGTAAAGCAAATACTCCTACAAATCCTGATTCTTATACAGCAAGTCCTATAGCTGCAACGACAGGTATAGAATTATCTCCAGGACCATATTCAATTACAGTAGGCGCAGGTGGAGCTGCAGGAGTTTTTGCCCCAGCACCTATTTGTAGTGGTCAACAAGGTTCAAATTCAGTTTTTTCAACAATAACATCTGCTGGTGGTGGCGGTGGTATGACTGCTGCTCAAGATGCTTGTTCACCAATTAGAGTTGATGGTGGTTCAGGTGGTGGTGGCGCATATAATGGTTTTGTTAATATTCCCTCTCGTACTCCAGCTCACGTAGGAGGTAGTGGTAACACTCCCCCTGTAAGTCCCTCACAAGGATTTGATGGTGGAACTGGAGAATCAGGACCACCTTACGCAGGAGCAGGTGGCGGAGGTGCTACAGCAGCAGGAACAAATGCATCGCCAGGAACTGGAGGTGCTGGAGCAACTAGTTCTATAACAGGATCACCTGTCGGTAGATCAGGTGGAGGTGGAGGTGGATCTTATATTCCATCAGGTGCAGCAGGAGCAGCTTCAGATGGTGGAGGTGCTGGTGGACCAGAAGGCAGTGTAGGGACTGCAGGAACAGCTAATACTGGTGGAGGAGGTGGTGGAACAGGAAATCAACAACCAGGAAATCCAGCTCCAACATCACCACAAATTGGTGGAGTTGGTGGATCAGGAATAGTAGTAATTAGATATAAGTTTCAATAATGGCTGAATTAAAAGTAGATAAAATTCTCCCGGCAACGGGATCTAGTATATCTTTAAGTGAATCAGGTAAAACTGTTCTTATACCTTCAGGTGCAACTTTAGATGCATCTGCTGCAACTTTATCTGGTATAGGTGCTAGAGTAGATTATTGTACTTCAGTGCAAAGTTCACCATTTACTGCAGCTGCAGGAAAAGGATATTTTATAAACACAGGTTCAGCCGTAACAGTAACATTACCTTCTAGTCCAAGTGCTGGTGATGAAATTATTGTAATAGATTCTACAGGTTGCGCTTCAACTAATAATATTACACTTGGAAGAAATACAAATAAAATAAAAGGTGGATGTAATGATGCTTTATTAGAAACAGATAGAGTTGGGGTAAGAATAATTTATTCAGGAGCAAGTCAAGGATGGGTTACAGTTACAAGTGCAAATGAAACACCTCCAGTTTTAAATACTGCTCAATATATTTCTGCTACTGGTGGCACTGTTATAACTTGTGGTGATTTTAAAATACATAAATTTGCATCAGACGCAACTTTTTGTGTTTCAAATGCAGGAAATTCTTGCGGTTCCAACACAGTAGACTATTTAGTAGTCGCAGGTGGAGGTGGAGGTGGTGGGAGATGCAATACTGTAGGCGGTGGAGGAGCAGGTGGTTTTAGAATTGGAGCAGTTTCTGCGCCATGTTCAGCACCCCCTTTAGTCGCTCCAACAGGTTTACCAGTTTCAGTTCAAGGATATCCCATAACTGTAGGAGGTGGTGGATTAGGAGGAAATGTTCCACCAAACCCATCTGTCTATAATGGTGCTCCGGGATCAAATTCAGTTTTTTCAACAATAACATCAGCAGGAGGTGGAGGTGGAGGTTCAGGAGATCCAACTGCTCCTAGTGGAACATATAAAAATGGAGGATCAGGTGGTGGAGGATCAGATACACAACTTGGAGGAACAGGAAATACACCTCCTGTAAGTCCTTCTCAAGGTAACGATGGTGGAGATGGTACAACACCAGCAGGTAGAGCTCCTTCTTATGGAAGTGGTGGTGGAGGTGGAGCAGGTAGTGCAGGAGTTGATGCAACAAATACAAAAGCAGGAAACGGAGGAGATGGTTCTGCAGTTACAGCTATATTTGGAGCAAGTCCTCAACCTTTTTATGAACCTACAAATGGATTATATTCAGGTGGAGGAGGTGGAGGTTTTTATACTGGTTGTGGTGCGGGATCTCCAGCACAAGGTTTAGGAGGACCAGGAGGTGGAGGACCAGGTGGCGCAAGTGTTAATAGTCCTGGTACTGCCGGAACAACAAATACAGGTGGTGGTGGAGGTGGTGCAACAGACACTTCACCATATGATAGAAGTGGTGGTAATGGTGGCTCTGGCGTAGTAATAATAAGGTATAAATTTCAAAATTAATGGTTTTACAAACTTTAATAATTAATATATAAACAAAAAAGGAGAAACATTATGGCACATTACGCAAAACTAGGAGCAAACAATAAAGTTATAGCAGTTCATGTTGTAGCTGATTCTGATTGTCTAAACGCTAGTGGTGTTGAAGATGAAGAAGTAGGAAGACAGTTTTTGGAAAGAATCCACAGCTGGCCTCTTTGGAAAAAAACATCTTACAATACATCTGGTGGACAACACAAATCAGGCGGAACACCTTTAAGAGGTAACTACGCAGGAATAGGTATGACTTATGATGAAGATAACGATCTTTTCATTGGTAAGAAACCTTTTGCTAGTTGGACTTTAAATGTATCAGAAGCAAGATGGCAATCACCAATTGGTGATGCTCCTGCTTTAACAGATGAGCAAACTTCTCAAAATACAGCTGGTACTCATAGATGGGTATATAACTGGAACGAGTCTGGTCAATCTTGGGATATTGAAAATACATTAGCCTAATCCACTTGACATTTTAATTAGAGTTTATTACATATCTACACAGGTATGCAAAAGAAAGTATTAACAGAAGTTGATCTTTATACAGGTGAAATTCAAATGCCTAAAGGCTTTGAGATTGACCGTGATAAAATAAGAAACGACATTATAGAATCTTACGTTAAACAAAATAGAGTTAACACTAATTCTCAAGCTTATGCTTTTGATGATTATGTAGTTTCTTTTTCTCAACCTTTACAATGGCTGCAAGATTACGTTAGAGATCATTGGAGAGTTGAATATGGTAGAACTTTAGTGCAAAAAAATATCCACGGTAATGTTATGCACCCTAAAGAAAAATCTTGGACAAGAGGTCAAGTTGAACCAGTTGACTTACGTAACTCACCAGACTACACACTTATTTATGGTGTTGATGTTAAAGAAGGTTCTTCAGAATGTATTATCGAATATGATGATAACAGAAGAAAAAATAGAACTTGGCACATACCTATAAAAGATAATGAATTTATAATGTTTCCTGCTACTAATAAGTATTCTTTTTCATCTAATACTTCTAACGGTTTAAATATAATTTTAACAATTAACTATGAATACATTTAAACCTTTAATAGCCCAAACTGCACCTTTTTCTCATTTAGCATCTTTAGAGAAATTAGTTTCTGATAGATTAAAAAAAGATTATGTAGAACACCCTGCTGATCTTAAATATCAAGAAGTTGAAAAAGCTGTTTTAAAAGAAGGTTTGTTATATCCTATAAAAGTTAACAAAAATACTATGGTTGTTATTACAGGAAATCAAAGATCTTGGTTTGCTAAAAAACAAGGATACACACATATATCAGCGGAGTTTGTAGAATGAATATATCTAATTACTATTGGTACTTTGAATCTGCAATACCACCACGAATATGTGATCTTATTGTTAAATATGGTAAGTCAGAAAAAGAGAGAGAGATTATGGCCATTACAGGTGGTTATGGTAGAGATAGAGATTTAAATAAACAACCTCTTACTAAAGAAGAAGTAAAAGATTTACAAAAAAAAAGAGATTCAAATATTGTTTGGAT